TTAGTTGTAAGTCATATTGTGATGCACTAAATTCGTATAGTATAAATCTAGCGTTTGTTTTGCTCTATATAACGCAGTACGAATATAAGCCACAATATTGTTTATTTTTGTGGTATTTTTAGACAAACATTCCAGTACATATTGTATATGAAATAGATTTAATTTTGAATATACACTTTTTACAACAGTAATAGAACGTTCTTCCCCTGCAATACGTATGGTAGGCTTTTTGCTTGTCATAACATCTGTCATAATATCAACAATGTTGTCTAGCTCCTCTATGTTTATGCCATTTGTTTTCACTAAAGCGTTGTAATCAATATTTTGCTTTATAACTTCTCTTATGTTATTTGTTTGTTTCTCATCTATCACATCAATCTGTTTATTAGATGAATTATAATGATAAGATAGATATGGATTATAATATATATTAGAATTTATGTTACTAGAATTAATGTTACTTGACTGCATATTTTGCAGGTGATAACCGCAATTTTTGCAGGTAGAAACATCATTTTTTACAGGTGGTTTAATAGGCATATTTTCAGATGCTTTTTTTTGCATTTTGTCTAATGCTTTTTGATAAGCTATTTTTTTGTTTATAAACTCTTGTGTGTTTGCACATTTTGAACGTTCTGGTTTTTCTAGTAAATCAAAATTTGTTGATTGTATTTTGTCTGTTTCCTTTTCTGAAATATTAGGTTGTGCATCACAAATAGTATCATTTGTAATATGATATAGTTTTACATAAATTATGTAAGGTTGTCCTATTTTTGTGCGATGCCTTTCAATCAAACCAAATTCGTCTAACTCTTTTAATAACTTTAATGCTGTACGTTCGCTACACTGAAAATAATCCATAACGTGTTTTGATGTAAAAATAATGTATACTTTGTTTTCACTGTCAAGCCAGTTGTTTTTATTGGAAAGATTAGAACGCTCTAACATAAGGGCATAGAGTGCTTTTGCTTCTACAGAAAGTGACTTAAATGCGTCAGAAAATAGTGTGTTAAAACTAAAATAGTAGTTTTGTTTAGGGTTGCTGTAATAATAATCAAAATTTAACATAAAAAAACCTCCTTATTTTTTCAAAAAACTTGTAAAATAAGAGGTACTATGTTATAATAACCTTGCATAAAAAAACTGGGTGTTATAACAATAGCACTCACCTTATTTCATGTCCCTTGTGTTCCAGCACAAGGGCATTTTTTTATTTGAAGTAAATTACAATTTTGCAGTAGTAAATATAATCTTCTTCTTCTCTTTTTCTATCATATAGTTCATTTCTGTCAAAGCTATTTACTTCTTCTACAAATACAATTTTTTCTTTTTCGTCATATTTTGCCTTTATTTTTTGTGCAATATCTTCTGCTAAATTTCCTAAACATTTTCCACGTTTATTACAAACATGAAATGCTGGACTTTCTTCATATATATATTCTTTTAAAAATAATTCTTCTCCATTATGCAAATGACATAAATAATCCTGTCTGGAAGAACCATCATCATTTTTAAATGTAACACCAACAATTTTTGTGTGTATATTCTTACAATCTTTGTATCTTTCTTGATGAGGAATTTTTGCTAATGCCTTTTCTTGTTTTCGACGTTCTATTTCTCCTATATATTCCGTATTAGAATAAGCCTTTTTTCTTTGTGTAATTCCTAAATAAAGAAATAATATTGCGAAAATGATGTTAGGAATAGCACCACATAAAACGGATAAAGTAAAGAAAATACCAATTCCTATATAGACCTTCCAATACTTGTACCATTTCATTATATTTTCATCTCCTTTGATTATATTGAATAAGACACATATTTATCAATGTGTGTTAATTCTTCTATACGTTTTATTGCTTCTGTTTTTCCAAATTCATTTAATAAATTATAATAATGTAACAGTTCTTTTATGTCAGGAGTAATAGAATGTATTTTCGCATCTTCAATCACTCCATCAGCAAGTTTTTCAGTATCAATTTTTAAGGCTTTACAAATTGTAATGATGGTATTAATGCCTGCTTTGTTAACTCCTCTTTTTAAAACACTGTCAACAGTAGAATATGGTAAATTAATTGCTGTTGTAAATTCTCTGATACTCTTATAGCGACTTAATATTAAATCCTTTAAATCCTTTTCTAATTGTTCCATACCATTAACCTCCATATTTTTTAATATAGCATAACATTGTTAAAAAATCAATAATTATTTATGAAAAATCAAAAATATATATGTTTAGAATTCATAAATTTATGAAAAATCGAAAAAAATAATTGACTTTAACGAAATTTAGTTTATAATGAAATTGTAATTTATGAAAATACGAAAAGGAGGGAACTTATATGTATTATAATCTAGAAGCGGAATTAGCAAGAAAACATATTACAAAAACAGAATTAGCAAAACAATTAGGTATCACATTAGGAACTTTATCATTAAAATTAAATGGAAAAGCAACATTGTTATTACCAGAAGCAAAAAAAATTAAAGAAATATTAAATATTTCAATGCCACTTGAAGAATTGTTTGATTATTCAGAAAATAAAGAACAAGAAAAACAGCTACTATCTACAGTTTAGAGAGGTTATACTATGGAAACATTTTTAGATGTAATTCAAAAAATAGTATTGATAATTACTTTAGTAAAATGGTGGGACTATAAATGCAAATTTATGGGTTTGGTAGCTTATATGATAGAGCATAGATTGCAAATACCAGATAAAAAGCAAATGAAAGAATATACAATCTATGCTGGAACAAATTTATTAAAAGATTTGTTAAGAATAAAAAATTAAATGTTTAGATGCTGACTAATTAGATTTGTAATAATATCAGTTGCAACAGTCTTTATAACATCAAGAGAAAATGAACCAATATTTCCACATATGTTTTTTGTTTTGTCCCAAACATTTTTAGAGCGAATATTCTCAAGAAATTCATGTCCTTGAAAAGTTAAATCTTCAATAGAGATAATAATTAATTCTGATGAACTATTAGAAAAAGGCTCACAAGTTAAATGAATATAATCAGCTTCATATAATTTTTCAAGACAATATTCAATTTCAAGTTCAGAATATTGGGGTAGCAATTTTAAAAAGTCATATAATTGCATATCCATACGTTCTGTTTGAGCTTCTATCGTAAGAAGTATATCTCGACAGCAATCAAGATTTAATTTCATAAAAAATATCCCCTTTCTTTATAAATTTCAGCAATGGCGGTTGCTGATAAAAAAAGTATAGGAAAAAATGGCAGAAAAAGCAATATATTCAGAAATTTGTGTCCAAGCGGTGTAATAAAAGTATAATAATAAAATAAAAAAGTCAGTAGGACGGCTTTGAAAAATAAGGGGGTTATGCTAATGCAAAATATTAGCATTGATGTAATATCCCAAAATGATGTAATCATTCGTATTAATGGAGAAGTGTTAGAGAATTTAGAGGAGTTTTTGTTAGAAATAAAACAAGGAGAAATTCCAACATATTCTATTAAAAGAAGTATGGGCAAAAAACAAAAACAGTTAGAGGTAATAAAAGATAATACTTGTCCGCAATGGAGAAGTATTCAAAAGGCAGCAGAAACGTTAAAACAACAAGATAATGGAACTGCAATTACACAATGGCGTATTAGACAGCTGGTAAAAGAAGGAAAAATTTCATATAAACAAGATGGTAGGCGTAAATTAGTAGATTTGAATGAGATAAAAAGGTATTATCAAAATAGTGTTAAAGTGCAAAAACAAAATCAGAAAGGAAAGTTAAAAGCTATATTGTAAAAATGATGGTGTTATGTAATAAAATGGGAAAGGCTGTCTGAAAAGACAGCCAATTTTAAAAAAATAAATAAAGAATTGATTTATATATTTATTTTATAGAAAGAGATGTGATTTGTCAATTTATATTGATACTTTTTTAGACTTTTTAAATGAGATGATAAAAGAAATAAAAATATGTCGACGTAATGAAAACTATTCCTAATCCGTGTTATTGTAGAAATAAATTGGTTAGGCGTGGGTGTAACAAAAACTATTCCTAATCCGTGTTATTGCAGAAATAAATTGGTTAGGCGTGGGTGTAACAAAAACTATTTCTAATCCGTGTTATTGCAGAAATAAATTGGTTAGGCGTGGGTGTAACAAAAACTATTTCTAATCCGTGTCATTGTAGAAATGAATTGGTTAGACGTGAGGAAAGAAGGAATAAATAATGAAATCAGGAATTGACTATTTTCCATTGGATTGTCATTCAGATAAAAATATGGAGATTATAGAAGCACAATTCGGATTAAAAGGATTTGCAGTAATGATTAAACTGCTTCAAATGATATATGCAGAGAAAGGATATTATTGTAAATGGAATGAAGAAACAGCATTGTTATTTAATAGAAAGAATTGTGGTTTAACAATAGGAGATAATATTGCCTATGATGTAGTAAATAAAGCAATGAAACGAGGTATCTTTTCAGAAGAAAAATATAAACAATATGGCATATTGACAAGTGAAGAAATACAAAAAACATATTTCGAAATTGTCAAAAGAAGAACAAAAGCAGAAATACAAAAAGAGTATTTACTTGTTTCGCAAGAACAAATTCCTCAAAATGTATACATAAATGATAAAAATGTATACACAAATGAAGAAAATGTTAACAGAAAAGTACAAAGTAAAGAAAGTAAAGAAACAAAAGAAAACATATCCCCTTTTGAAAAGGGGTGTGGTAATGTTATTAAAAAAGAAAAAGAAACACTTTCGCAAAAATACTTTGACTTGTTCTGGGAAAGCTATCCTAAAAAAATGGCAAAAAAGGAAGCACAAAAAGCTTGGAAACAGTTATCTGTAAATGAAACAGTGTATCAAGAAATTTGTGATGCAGTAGAAAAACAAAAACAGCAAGAGCAGTGGCTAAGAGAAAAAGGAAAGTATGTGCCGTATCCTTCTACTTGGTTGAGGGGGGAGAGATGGAAAGATAATGATTGTGTGGAAATCAAAACACAAATACCAAAAGCTCCTGAAAAAGATGAACAACTAGAACAATGGAAAAAACTAGTAAATGGGGAGTGATATGGTATGATAAATGAAATGCCATTTAGTAGCGATGCAGAACAGGCAGTATTGGGTTGTATGTTTTTAGATGAAAATAGTGCTAAAGTGGGATACTCTTTGTTAAATAGTGATGATTTTTTTCAGCAGAATAATAAAATAGTGTTTGAAGCGTTTTCAGCTGTGCTAAAAAGTGGAAAAATTGCAGATGTTGTAACTGTTTCTGAGTATTTAAAACAACAAAATAATTTTGAAAAAATAGGTGGAAAAGAATATATTGTGCAAATTGCTATGAGTGTGGCAACTTCTGTAAGAATAAAAGAATATATCAAAATATTGAAAGAAAAAGCGTATTTCAGAAGAAAAATAGCACAAGGAAAAGCATTGACACAAGCAGCATATCAACAGGATAAACAAAAATTGCAGCAGATAAGTAAACAATCGGAACAAGATGGTGTACAAACAGAAAAAATAGCTTGTATACCAGATGTATTGGCAGATTATATTACACTGTTGCAAAAAGATAGAAATTCAAATAAAAGATTTGCAGGATTACCTACAGGTTTTGACGATTTAGATTATTATATTGGGGGATTGCAGCAGGGAAATTTGATTATTGTAGCAGGTCGCCCAGCTATGGGAAAAACAGCTTTTGCATTGGATTTGCTGAGAAATGGTGCAAAAAATATGGGAAAAGAATATATTGCAATGCTGTTTTCTCTTGAAATGGATAAAAATAGAATTGCAGCAAGAATGTTTTCAGCAGAGAGTAGCGTAGATAATGCTTATTTTAGATTATGTGTAAAAGATGATGAAAAGTGGCAAAAAATAATTTGTCGTATACAGCAAGAAGCAAAAGAATTTGAACAAAATACAAGTGATATTTATGTAGATGATACTGCAGGTATTACACTAGAGGAAATATATGAAAAATGCCATAATCAGCAGGTGCAGACAGGTAAAAAAATAGGACTTGTGGTAGTAGATTATCTGCAGATTATGGGAGTAGAAAAAACAGCAAATAGAGCAATGGACATAGCATATTTGTCTATGGGACTGAAAAATTTGAGTAAACAGTTTAGTTGTCCTGTGGTAGCGTTGAGTCAGTTGAGTAGAGAAAATGAAAAAAAGCTGAATAAAAAGCCAACATTGGATAATTTGAGAGACTCGGGAGCAATAGAGCAAGATGCAGATATTGTTTTAATGTTGTATAGAGAGAAATATTATGATAAAGATACACCAATGGGTAATATTGCAGAAGTAATTATAGCAAAAAATAGAAATGGTGCAACAGGAAGTGTAGAACTAGAATTTTTAGAGAACTATACAACATTTCGAAATTGTATTTTATAAAAAGAGGGGATAAAAATGTCGTTGTTGGAAGTAATCAATGATATTGTGAATGATAAAAAAAGTAAAAAAATAAAACAAATACAACAACGTTTTGATGAAATGTCTGAACAATGGTTTCATAAACAATGGCAAAAAACATTTGAAATAATGGATTATTATTATAAAAAATCTGATGAATATGCAAGACAAAAAGTAGCTGCATTGGAAATGGAAAAACTTTCTGATATTTGGCAAGGATATAAAAATATATTAGAGCAGGCGGAATATGATAAAAATTTTGATGTGTTTTTTGCATTGGAAGAACTTAAAAAAAATGTAGCTGAATATGATAAACAAAAACAAATGTGGCAGAAACAGTTTCATAGATATGAAGGAAGCGAAAAGTATCATTTGAGAGGATAAAAAGGTGAGACAAGTGTTGCAGGAAAAAGAAATTAAAACATTGCTTATTGAAGCAGGACAAAGACAATATAGTATAAAAAGATTGAAAGAAAAAGTAATTTCTTTGCAGTCAGAAAAGCAATACTTGTACTCCTTGCAGTCTATTTGTTGTGATGGAATGCCTAAAAGTAATAGTAAAAAAGATAAAACAGCAAATAATGCAGTAAAATTATTGGAAATAGAACAAATTATAAATGAAATGCTTTTAAAATTAAAAAAGTATATTGTAGAGCAAAATAAAATAGAAATGCTATTATCACAAACTTTGTCTGAAGAAGAATATCGCTTTGTAAAGTTGAGGTATTTTGATAGAAAATCTTTTCGCTGTATCTCTAAAGAATTGTTTTGTAGTAGAAGTACTTGCTATGCAATACAACAAAGAATACTAAAAAAATTAAAAGCTGTTTTGTAAAAAAAGGATTTTTATACCTTCTTGTCGAAAAAACATAGTAAGATGTTGTAGTGTGAAGTTCGATGGGAAGGAGAATGGATATGGGATTTATTATAGATGCTTTGATGGAAGGGGCAAGTGCTGCGATAAGTGAAGAAACAAAGGAAATTATTGCAGCTAAAGCAAAACAGGTTGTTCAAAAGGTGCTTAAATATATAGTTACAGAAAAAGAATTAAAAGAATTGGAAGAAATGCAGAAAGAGTATTTAACAATTTGTTATAAAAAGAATAGATATATGAATACTATTGTTTTAAGAGGGCAGAAAAAAACAATAGAGGAATTATATATACCTTTAACTTTAATAAATAGAGTAAATAGAAGAGATATTTTTTTTATTGATGAGAATGGAATGAATATTTTTCAAAAAAATGACAAAATATTAGTAATAGATAATGCAGGTATGGGAAAATCTACTATTGTAAAGTATTTTACTATGTTAAACTTTCAAAATATGGATAAAATGCCTGTTGTGATTGAATTAAGAAATTTAAAAGGAGTAAATTCTATAGAGGAATATATACAAAAAGAAATGAATTCTATACATAGAGAATTTCCTTTGCAATATGTGAAAGACCTTTTGAATGGTGGTGATTTTATTATTTGTTTTGATGGATTTGATGAAGTAGCAGAAAATGAAAGAAAGAATGTTATAAAAATGATAAAAGATTTTGTAGCAAAAGCAGGTAATAATATTTTTGTACTTACTTCAAGAGAAGATAATGCTCTTGCTAGTTTTGGAGAATTTAAAGAATTTCATATACAAGGATTGTCAGAACAAAAAGCATATCAACTAATTGAAAAATACAGTAAAGCTGACGAATTTGTTGATAGTGTAGAAATCGGACAAGAATTGATAAATAAACTAAAAACAGAAAATGATATTTCTATGTTAACAGAGTTTTTAAGTAATCCTCTTATGGTATCGTTATTATATAAAACATATTTGCATTATAGAAATATTCCTAATAAAAAGCATTTATTTTATAACCAAATTTATAGAGCATTATATGAAGAGCATGACCTTACAAAAAGTGGATACCAGCATATTAAAAAAAGTGGTTTAGATATTGAAGAAATGAAAATAGTATTAAGTTATTTAGGTTGGTATTTTGTAAAAAATGAGATAGTAGAATGTACAGAGAAACAGCTAATTGATATGATTGAAAAAATATTAAAAAAACTATTTTTAAATAGAGAAATAAAAGCAAAAGATTTTTTAGAAGATATTTTACAAGCAGTTCCATTTTTTATAAAAGAAGGAGAATATTGCAGATGGACACATAAATCATTTAGTGAATATTTTGCAGCTTGTTTTGTTTCTACACAGAAAAGTAAAAAAGCAATTGAAAAAATACTTTTAGAAGAATTTATAGGATATTATATAAATGTATTAGACTTCTGTTTTGATATGTCAGAGGACATAAAAAATACTATAATATATAATGTAGTAGAAAATTTTATTTCTTATTATAATTCTTCTTATCAAGATGAATGTTATAAACAGTTTGATGAAGACTTAATTAAGATGAAAAAAAATTGTGATTTTTGTTATGACTATGTTAATATACATATTTTATCTTCTTATGCAACATTTAATTCTAGTATAGCTAATGCTAATATGAATATATTAAATTTATTATATGAAAAAAAGATTGGTATCTTTAGTCCATATTCTTATCACATTAATAACACTATTAATAATGAAGATAAAAACAGTTTATTAGAATTTGTGAAAGCACAAGGAAATTATAGAAATTTTAAATATGAAGATGATAAAAATAGTATTGTGAACTCAAAAAAATATATGGAATACTTTATTTCACAAGTATTTTCTACAGATTATATTTTTGAAAAAGTAATGATAGATTATGACAAATGTGTAGCAATGAAAAAAAGTATAGAGAAGTATTGGGCGAGACAAGAAGAAGATGAGGATATATTTGATTGACATTTAAAAATCTGTACATTTTTGTACAAAAACTGTACACTTTTATACAATGTTTTATGTTATACTAAAAACGTGGAAATAGGTCAAGTCTTGCAATAGTAACTATTGCAGGGCTTTTTTTATAGGAAAGGTGGAATGTGTATGTGAGTGAAGTAAAACCATTAACAGATTATAGTGTGGTATTGGATTTTGGAGATTATTTGAGAGAAAAAAACGAAAGAGATTATGTGTTGTATTGGACGGGAATATATACAGGCAGGCGTATAGGGGATATATTGCCTTTGAAAGTGAGAGATGTAAAAAACAAAGACCGTATTTGTTTTCTGGAGAGTAAGACAAATAAAAAAGCTGATATTATAGTGCATCCAGAACTGAAAAAGATATTTCAGAAATATTGTGAAGGAAAAAGTAGTTATGAATATGTTTTCCCGAATAATAGAAAACCACCTAAACCTATTACAAGAGTTAGAGTGTGGCAAATACTCAATGAAGCTGCAGAAGCATTTTGTTATACAGAAAATATAGGCTGTCATACATTGCGTAAAACATTTGGATATTGGTTATATCAAAATAGTAAAGATGTTGTTGCAATAAAAGAATTGCTTAATCAGTCAGATATTTCTATTACAAAGAGATATATTGGCATAGACCAGAAATGCAAAGATGAATTAGTTTGTCAACTGCCTTTTGTGAAAAAGTGACAAACTATTTTTTTTAGAGAGTTGTTTTTAAAATATAAGCTGTAGTAAAAAAGAAAATAAAAGTAAAAGAAAATTACATTATAATGTTGTAATAAAAAATATTTAACAGTTTATTATAAAATGTTAAATATTGAAAAAGAAAAAAGAATTGCTGAAAAGTAAGTGTTTATAATGCTTTTCAGCTATTTTTGTGCAATATTTTTGAAAAAAACGTTTGGTTTGAAAATCATAGCAGTAAAAACGAAAAAGTGCTACATTTATAAGGGGGAATTGTGATGTCAGAAACGGCAGAACAAAAAATAATGAAAAGCCTTAAAACCATTGAAGAATGGGCATTACAGGGATTAACAGAAGCGGAAATTGCAGAATTATTAGGAATAGGTTATTCCACGTTTCGTAAAATAAAAAAGCAAAATGTAGCACTTTTAGCACTTTTGAAACACTGTGCTATGGTAAAGCGTAATACTTTAAAAACACAAGTAGAACAAGTAGAACATTCTTTGTTTGAGAGGGCAAAAGGCTATGATTATGAAATAACAGACTATATTAAAGTAAAACAAACAGGATATGATGATAAAGGCAAAAAGTGGGAAAAAGAAGAATTGCAGGAAGTCAATAAAAAAGTGCACGTTCCTGCCGATGTGCAGGCTGCAAAATTCTTTTTAATCAATGCAGCAAAAAAGAAATGGCAGGATAATCCTCATAAAGTAGAAAATGATAAAAAGGCTATGAAATTAAAGGAAAAAGAGGCAGAAGGGAAAATGTGGTAATGTGGCATACAATGAAACAGTTTTACAACAGCAAACAATGGAATGATGTTAGAAAGGTAGTGATTGCACAAAGGAGCCAAAAAACAAATGGAAATATTATTTGTGAATATTGCGGTAAAGTGATTTCGACATTTGGAGATGTAGAAGTTGACCATATCAAAGAATTGACAAAAGAAAATGTAAATAATGTCAATATCTCTTTAAATACTGACAATTTAAAAATTGCTTGTCACGAGTGTCATAATAAAAAACACGGCAGATTTACAAGTGTAAACAAAAAAGTATTTTTAGTTTATGGTGCACCTTTTTCAGGGAAAAACACTTATGTAAAACAACATATGACAAGAGGAGATATTGTAGTATCTTTTGACAGATTATTTGAAGCAATTTCTTTTTTGCCACAATATGATAAACCTTCATTGCTGTCATACAATGTTTTTGCACTTAAAAATCATTTGTTTGACCAAATTAAAACAAGATATGGTAAATTTAAAAATGCTTGGGTAATAGGTGGTTATGCAAATAAACGTGACAGAGAAACAGCAGCAAAAGAATTAGCAGCAGAACTAATATATATGCAAGCAACAAAAGAAGAATGTTTACAAAGATTAGAATATTGTAATGATGAAAGACAATATCAAAAAGGAGAATACAAAAAATATATTGAAAAATGGTTTGAAAATTTTACGCCTTAACCCCCCTATTCTATTTTTTTATGTTTATGCTACAGACCGTAGCCCTCTACATCATTTATACACAAACTCTAAAAATGAAATCAAGGTGAAAAAATGGACAGAAAAGCAGAAATACAAAAAGAATTTGAAAAGTTAAAACAAATTTTTTCAGAATTAGAACAAAAAGAATTAGACTTCATAAGTGGATTGTTAGAAGAAACTGCTTATCAAAAAGTAACATTGTGCGAAATGAGAGAAATTATGTCAGAAACAGGAATATTACTAATACACCCAAAAGATAATACAAAACAAAAAGCATTACCTATTGCAAATGAATATAGAAGAACAGCAAATATTTATGCACTCAATATCAAGCAATTATATTCCCTACTTCATAAATTAGATAATGAACAAGAAAATGCTTTTGATGTGTGGCTAAAAGAATGTGATGCAGATGTATGATATAGAAAATTGCACTATCAATGAAAAACATTCTTATTTTTTAGAATATTATAACAAAGCGATAGATGATAATGACGATAGTGTTGTTATAGGAGAAGAACTTTTACAATGTCTTAAAAATTGTATTTGTGATTTAGAAAATAATAGATATATTTATGATATGACAAAAGCACATAAAAGAATTGATTTTATACAAAAATTTGTAAAGCATACTAAAAGCCCTTTTCATGGCAAACCTTTTTTATTGGAATTATGGGAAAAGGCTGTCATAGAAGTATTTTATTCTTTTTATTTTGCAGATACAAAAATTAGGCGATTTAAAAAGCTGATATTGCTTGTGGGCAGAAAAAATGGCAAAAGTACATTTTGTGCAGCAATTTGTTTTGCAGAGTTTATGATAGGCAATGCAGGAAGTGATATTGTATGTAGTAGCAATGATGATGCACAAGCAAATTTAATATTTTCTGAAATTGCAAATATGAGAGCAAAATTTGATACAAAACAAAAATATACTCATAAAAATTTAAAAGGAATATTTCATTTAAAAAATGATAGCACTATTACAAAATTGTCTGAAAAAACACAAAACAAAGAAGGTAGAAATATAGAATTGGCAATACTAGATGAAAGCCACGAAATGAAATCAAATATCATTGCCAAAAGTATTGAACAATCACAATCATCAAAAGAGGAACCTATATTTATAAACATTACTACAGAAGGATTTGTTGAAAATGGTTATTTAGATAATGAACTAAAATATGCAAGAGAAGTTTTGAAGGGAGAAAGAGAAGACAATGAATTGTTATCTTGGTTATATACTATGGATAGTGAACAAGAAATATATCAAAATGAAAGAAGTTGGAAAAAAGCAAATCCAAGTTTAGGCACAATCAAAAAATATGACTATTTACGAAAAGAATTAAGAAAGGCACAGGCATCAAAAGCAGACAGAATATTTACATTGTCAAAAGATTTTAATATCAAACAAAATAGTGTAGAAACGTGGTTGTTAGAAAAAGATATTAAAAATAATTTGAAATTTGATATAGAAGAATTTCAAAATTGTTTTGCACTAGCTGCAACAGACTTGTCTGAAACAACAGATTTAACAAGTGCTAGAATACTTTTGATGAAAAAAGGACAAAAACAGAAATATTTTTTTCAGCATTATTTTATACCACAGTCTAAAATAGAACAAAGTAAACAAGATGGTATTGACTATTTTGAAATGGCAAAACAAAATTTATTGACAATATGCCCCAGTAATGAAGTAGATTATAGTATGGTAGTGCAATGGTATGTTTCATTGTATCAAAAGTATAATATTAGAGTGTGGAAAGAAGGACATGATAGATGGAATGCAAAATCATTTGTAAATGAAATGGAATATTATGGATTTGATACAGAAAAAGTAGCACAAGATTATCAAACACTTTCTACACCTATGAAACTATTAGAAGCAGATTTAAAAACAGGTAATATTGTCAATTATAATCAAAATCCGTTAGATATTTATTGTTTGAAGAATACAGCTTGTAGTATAGATAAATTTGCTAGAATTATGCCTAAAAAAACACTGGATAATGCCAATAAACGTATTGATGGAGCAGTTACAATGATAATGTGCTATGTTATGCTGGACAGATATAAAAAGGAATTTATGGACTTTGTAAACAGATAGGAGGTGAAAAATTGAGTATATTGGATAGATTTCGTAGTAAACAACAAAAAAAATATCATTATATCAATATGATGAATGGTAGTACACCTATATTTTCGCAATTTGGTAATGATATTTATGCAAGCGATATTGTACAAGGGTGTATACGATGTATTGCAACAGCGATAGGAAAATGCAGTCCAAGACATATCAAAACAGATGAACAAGGTATGCAGAAAACGGTAAAAGGAAGTATTAACAGATTATTGCATTTCCAGCCTAATCCTTTTATGACAACAACAGATTTTTTAGAAAAAATTGTATATTTAAGGGAAATGTATAAAAATGCTTTTATTTATACTACATTTAAAGAAATTCCTATAAAAGAGGAGTATGTAAAAAGAGAATATACTGGATTTTATCCTTTGCAACCTATTCAAACAACATTTTTAGAAAATGAGAAAGGCACACTTTTTATAGAATTTTTGTTTGCGAATGGAGAAAGTTATATATTTCCATATAAAGACATTATACATTGGCGTAAAGATTTTGGTGCAAATGAGTTTATGGGAGGAGATAGTACAGGAACTGCAGCAAACAATGCTATATTAAAATTACTTAAAACAGACCATACTGTAATAGAAAGTATGGACAATGCAGTACGTTCTACAACAGGAGTAAGAGGCATTGTAAAAATGGTGGGTTTATTTGATGAAGAAAAACAAAAACAACAAAGAATTGCTTTTGAACAAAAATTAAATGCTGGACAAAGTGGATTTTTAACAATGGACGCTAAAAGCGATTTTATACCAATACAGTTAAATCCTAAAGTGTTGGATAAGGATACTATGGAATTTGTAGAACAAAGAATATTAAATCAGTATGGTATTTCTATGGCAATATACAATGGTGATTTTACGGAAGAACAATATCAAGCATTTTATGAAAAAACACTTGAAAATATGATAATTAGTCTAGGGAGATGCTTTAGTGCAACACTTTTTACAGAAAATGAATTAGAGTTTGGAAATGAAATTATATTTTATAATCAAGGGCTTGTTTATACTTCTATGGCTAATAAAATAGCAGCAGTAGATATATTGAGTAGCAGAGGAACATTTACAGATAATCAAATATTGTCAGTATTTGGTTATCCTCCTTTTGAGGGCGGAAACAAGAGAAAGCAAAGTTTGAACTATATCAATGCAGAATTAGCGGACAGTTATCAAATGAATGGGAAAGGAAGTGATAAAACGTGAACGTAGAACAAAGGTTTTTAAATATAACAGCATTGCCAAATGATACAGATGAAATGAGAATTGAAGGTTATGCTGTAGTATATGATGAACCAGCAAAGCATACTTTTGGAGAATATACTTTTACAGAAGTTATAAAAAGGGGGGCTTTGGATAATACCGATTTGAGTGATGTGATATTAAGATATAATCATAATGATACATGGTGTATTATGGCTAGAACAAAAAATAATAGTTTGAAGCTGATAAAAGAACAAAAGGGATTGAAAATACAAGCTAATTTAATAAATACACAAAGTAACAGGGACATTTACAAGGCAATCCAGTCGGGGTTGATTGATAAAATGTCTTTTTCTTTTGTTGTGTCAGAAAAAGGAGATAGTTGGAGTACAACAAAAAATCAAACTGATAGAGAAATTACAAATATTGAAAAATTGAGCGATGTTAGTGTGGTAGATACCCCGTTTTATGATACAACAACAGTTTATGCTAGAAATATAGAAAAATTAAAGCAAATGTTGCAGCAAAATAAAAATATCATATTGAGAAAGAAAAAATTGTTATTGCTATATGGAAATTAAAAAGGAGAGGATATATATGGAATTGGAAAAATTGTTACAACAGGCAGAACAAAGAAAAATAGAAGCATTAGAAAATATTAAAAATGCAGATAATTTAGAAAAACTAGATGCTGCAGAAATGGAATTGCGAAAGGCAAATATTGAGATAGAAAATATAAAAAGTCAAATAGAAAAATCAAATCATAATGATTTGCCACCAGAAGCACGAAAAGCAGAACCACAACAATATACAAAACCATTTCAAGCAGTTGCAACATTTCAAACAGCAAATAGAAGTTTAGAAAGTGAGGAAGATATTTACAGTACAATAGAATATAGAAAAGCATTTCAAAATTATGTATTAAAAGGCGAAGCAATACCAGAAAAATTTAATGAAAAAAGAACAGCAGCACTAACAACAGTGTCTGATATAGGTGCAGTTATTCCTACCACAATACAAAATAAAGTCATTGAAGATATGACAATAGAGGGAAAAATATTATCTCGTATCAATCAAACATCTTATCAGGGAGGGTTAGAAATTCCGATTTCTGATATTAATATTATAGCAACATGGCTTGCATCAGAGAATAAAGTATCAGAAGAACAAAAGGCGGAAATGAATACAAAATTAACTTTTAGTTATCACGTGTTGGAAGCAAGGGTTGCGATTGGATTACTTTCTGCAACTGTTTCATTGCCTTTGTTTGAAGCAACTGTTGTAAATCAGTTAAAAAAGGCAATGACAAAAGCATTAGAAACAGCTATTGTAGAAGGTAGTGGAAATGGACAGCCTTTAGGATTTACAAAATATACATTACCAGAAAATCAAGTGATTACTATGACAGAAACAGATATTGGTACAGTGAAAAAGTGGGCAGAAGTAGAAGGAGAAATACCCGAAAGTTATGAAGATAGTGTAATATATGTTATGGCAAAAAAGACATGGGAAATGTACTTAAATGGTATGACAGATACTACAGGACAAAAAATAGGATTAGGTAGAATAAATGAAAGGGGACAAAAGATATTAAATGGTAGAGAAGTTTTGACAGTAGATAAATTTCCAAGTTTTATAAATGCAGAAGAAGGTGCTATATTTGGTGCAGTAGTAGATTTATCACAATATTGTTTGAATAGCAATTTAGCAATGTATTATAAAAAATATTTTGATGAAGACAAAAACAAATGGATACATAAAGCATTGACAATAGCAGATGGTAAAATGGCAATTGGTGAAACAGTTACAGGAAGTAATAAAAAATTAGTAGGGGCAAAAGGATTGCTTTATCTGAAAAAAGGGTGATGTAATTTATGGAATTAGAGAGGTTAAAACAGTACATTCGCATAGATACAGACGATGATGATATTTTATTAGAGCAATTAAAACAAAGTGCAGAACAATATTTAAAAAATGCAGGTGTTTCTGTTGGATATGAAAATGCACTATATTGCACTGCTGTCAATATGCTTGTAGCAAATTGGTATGATAATAGAGATGTGATTTCAGCAAAAGATACCCTTTCTATGCAGTTTAAAAATATAGTATCGCAATTAGCACATATCAGAAAAGAGGAATACAATGGCTAGCTTATGCAGCAGATTAAATAATAGAGTAGTATTGTATGGAAAAATAGAAGTAATAAATGAATTAGGTGAAAAGGATTATCAGTATCAAAAAATAAAAACAATATGGGCAGAAGTATTGCCACAATCAGGAAGTGAAAAGACAGGACAAGGAAATACTATTTTTGCTGAAATTAGCCATAAATTTACAGTTAGAACAAAAGCAATAGATAGTTTATCAAATGATATGTATTTCGCTTTTGAGGGACAAAGATACGATATAAAATATTTTCAACCTAATTATAAATGGAATGATAGAATAGAAATTTTTTGTAAATTGGTGGTGGAATAATGATAAGTATTAACACAAGAGAATTAGATTTATTTACAGAGGAATTGCTAAATATAGCAAATAAACAAATGCCTAAAAAAACAAGAAAATTTATGAACCAAGAAGGACAAAAACTGAAAAAACAAACGAAACAAAGAGCAAAACAAAATGTTAAAAAGAAAACAGGAAATTATTTAAAAAGTATTAAAAAAGGAAAAGTATATATTTATAGTGGTAATGGAGCATTTTCTGTTAGGGTATATGGTGCAGCACCGCATACTCATTTGATAGAACAAGGGCACAATATTAAAAATAAAAAAGATGGTGTAGTGTTAGGTAGAGCGAAAGCATTTTATGTATTAGATAAAAGTGCAAGAGCATTTCAGTCAGAATTTGAAAAAGATATTGAAAATTTTATTGATGAAGTGGTAGACGAATTATGATAACAATATTTGATGTTAACAAAGTAGTAAATGATATAATACAAAAAGCAGTACAAAATATTTTTGATTATGATGTGCCTATTGTTGCAGAAGAATTAAAAGAACCTATTCAAAGACCTAGTTTAAAAATCATCATTGAAAATAATAAAAATGGCAAATTAAATTATTTTTTTCAACAAAAAAATATGATAGTGTTTATTTATTTTTTTGCTAAAAATGAAAACCGTTCTAAATTTGACAATATAAAAGTACAAAATGCTATAGAACAAACATTTTTAGATGGTATTACCATAAATGATATGTGGTTTGATATTGAAGAAGTTCATTCAGATAGTACAGATGGTGTATTGTGTTGTAGTTTTGATTTGGAAATTATAGAAGAAATAGAAAGAAAACAAACAGACGACTATATGGAAGAATTGAAAACAATATTATATTAAAGGGGGTATGTATTATGGCAGTAAAAATGCCTTCAATAGAAGTAATATTTAAACAATTAGCAGGCTCTTTGATTGATAGAAGTGAAAGAAGTATCGCCATACTAATTATAAAAGATAGTACAGACAAAACATTTCAGTATAAAAAATATAAAGATGCTACAGAAGTAGATACAGACGAAAAACTTTATACAGTAGAAAATTTGAGATATATAAAAGATGTATTGATATGGGGAGTTATGGAATGTCATATTTTAAGGATAGATGCAGAAGAAGGAAAAATAGCAGAAGCACTCAAAATAATAGAAAATAAAGTAAAAACAGGCTGGATAACTATAGCAGATGGTACGCCTGACGAATTTGAAGCACTTGCAAGCTGGATAAAAGCAAGAGAAAATGAAAACAAAACATATAAAGCAGTAGTTTATAAAATAGCAGTAGCAGATTGTAAACATCTGGTAAATTTTTGGAATGAAACGGTTGTATTTGCTGATAAAGAAAGAGGAGAGCAAAATGGTGCGATATATTGCCCTTCTTTAATTGGAATATTAGCGAGATGTAATATTAAAAAAGGTTGTACTTATTTTAAATGTAGTAATTTAGAAAGTGTAGAAGAAATGGAGGATAATAACAAAGCATTGTCAGAAGGCAAATTTATATTGTTTCATGATGATGAAATTGTAAGAGTTGCAGCTGGTATTAACTCCATGACAACAACAGATGGCTTATATAATACTGAGGATATGAAATATATTGAAACAGTAGAAGCTATGGATATTATCAATGATGATATTAGTAGAGTATTTAAAGAAGAATATCTTGGCAACTATAGAAATAACTATGACAATCAA